CCGCTGACTCAATATTATCCCAAAAGCTTTGAATACTTCCAAGTGTCAAGTTTTGTTCTTGACCTTGACCTGACACGGGGTCTGTTTGCAAGGTATGAATACCAAAGCGTGACCACCAGAACGGAGCGCCTTCTGCAGCAATAAATGTCTCTGGGTTCAAAAGACCAACACGAGACACACGGTTAATTGAATAAGCGTCGGCTTTAAAAACACCGTCTACACCGTTAATCTGCCAGACACCATTCTCTGCAAAAACAAACAGAGCATTTTGATAGGCATAAAGTTTTTGAATTTTAACGGCATCAGGTATAACTATTTCACCACCATCTGTTGGAAGAAGCTGTGCTACCTCTTCTGATGTTGGATCGTTTACTTGGTGGCAGATACCTAGGTCATCAATAGTTTCAGCAAGTTTAGAGAACAGGATAGTACCAGCATTCCTAGCACTTTCAAGACCAGCGTAGAACACACGACCAGCAAAAGACTCTACACAACGGAAACGAGTGTTTTCTGGTTCTGTTGATTTAGTAAGTCCAGTTATACCAGAGGCTGTAGCACGATCTTTTGTGAAGAAATCTAAAATATAATGGCCATTACCTGTAAGTGTTGTACCGCCGTAAATTTTATTAAACTCAGCTGCACTATAATTGCCACTTGAATCTTTGCCTGAGTACCACGGATGTGTTAGACGTTTGGTAAGGTCTGTTGGTGAACCGTTACCTGTGTTCCAGCCTGTGTTTTGTGCATCGTACTTACGATCAGAGCTTGGAGAAGCCTCGTCATTGTAGTAAGTGGATGTGTCACCTTGCCATTCAAAATCACGTACTTTAAAATCAACAGGTGTTACAGAAAATGTCCCAGCTGCAAAGTTATACTCAATAGCTATAGTATTAATAGCACTGGAAGATACGACAAGATTGCCTTTAATACTAGCAAATTGACACTTAACTGTTCCAGCACCATTAGATCCCGCATATTCATAAGTTGTTAAATCAATAGAGTTAGTTTGAATTTGGGCAGAGTAAGGCAATGAACCTTTATTGTAGAAATAAAGATTAGCACCCTTTTGAAGAACTAAAAACTCAAGATCAGCATTACCTGCTACGTTGACCCAATCGCCGTTAGTTACAATCTCTGAGTTAGCTAGAGTAAAAGAAGAGTAAGAGTTATTACTTTCGTATGCAACACCTAAGCGTCTACGACGAGAACCATCACGCCGTAAGTCACAGTTAAGTTCATCTACAGAGGCACCCTCAGGAAATGTCATTTCACCAGCTTCGGTGACTAGACCCCTGATAAAGTTATTGACTACCTTCTGATTTAGACTTTGAGCCATTTCGTTCTTTCTCTCTTTGGTCTGCGTAGTCTCTTACTCTTTTTGTCTTAGACACTGGCATACGACGAAGGTAGTGTTCTAAGTCTCTCTGAGCAGCTTGGACTGATGTATAGCGACCAGCTAAATCTTTAGGCACAAGACCCTTTTCATATCTGATCTTAAAGAATTTATAGCCACCTAATTCTTTTTCTATGTAGACTTCTGTAAGTAGCTTATCTGACTTACAGACACAGTATTGGTTGGCTGTGTCGTGGTCATATTCGATCATTAGTTACGTCCGTAGTAGTTTCGTGTATTGTCACGACGACTTTTGTGTTGGTCGTTTTGAATGTAAGACTTTAGACGACGAGCTACTTGTTCTACTTTAGGGTCTGACCCGCCCTTGAATAAAGAGAAACAGACAGACTTAGACTCAGCCAATAGGTAAGGCATAAGTGTGTTGTCAATATCTGGTTCGAAACTATCCGTCTGACTAAACGCTGGGTAAGTAGAACCAAATGCACGGATCTTATCTTGCTGTAACGTGACCTCTACATTACTGTCATAGGAATCCATAATAATGTATTCATCATCAAAGGATGTGTAGTAAGTAGGTGGTTGATCAGAACGTACAAAAATATCTAGGTTACCATCGTATGTTTCAACTAAAGTTCCATTCTCGTCCATATGATCTAGAAAGTAAACAGGATCTACAAACTCAATTAAACGAAAGTCTTTCTTCGAGATAGTCCCTACATTGTACTCTACACGCTCAATATGTTTTGTATCAGATGGATACTTGAAGTGTGTAGGTTTAGTAGAGTCACCCATTGACACAAGAGTCATAAGCTTATTGTGCTCAGGTAAGTCCCGTGCAGCAATGATGTTGTAGTATGTATCCTCAACTACTGAGGCAATCTGTTGTGCTTCAACGGTGTCTGAAATGCTGTTCACATCCTCAGAGTCCATATCAGACAGAATAGATTGTACGATCTGTAGGAGTGTTGTCTTCATCTTACTGAGCCGATCCCATCACAGACATAAAGGCAGAAGCTACATTCAGTGTAAAACCGCCATCACCTTTAACTTTAATCTCTAAGTAGTCGTTAGTATTAAATGTAGTAAAACCAAAGACAGAGATAGATCCCCATGATCCTGAGCTAATAGAACGGATTGTACGAGAGCCACCTAATTCTGTACCATTCTTAAACAAAGAAAACTCAGCATTACGAGTGGTACCACTAGCATTAGCTGATGAAATAGTAAAGATAACCTGTGCATCAATAGTTTCAGCACCAGTATACTTAAGCCGTGCGTTAGGTGAAGATTCACCAACAAAACCATTAGCCTGAGCTACAACAAATGTAGGGTCAATGATCGTATCAGATGTTGTTACTATATGTTGGTACGCAGGTGTTGTCGCATCAAAAGCAATATAGGAACCAATGTAACGAGTCTTCTCAACCCAATCACCTGAACCTGCTCCATCAGCTACATATACTTGACCTGCACCTGCAGATGAAATATCTTTAGGTTCGTGAAGGTACGGATCTGTTAGTGTTGAGTGATTTACGTTAGCCATTAGTAACCCCTGACAGTGTTAAAGATATTATATAGAAGAAAACATCTTTTGTCAACAAAAAAATGAAGGGTACCCCCGAAGGGATACCCAAAAGTTTTATACCGCTGGATCGGACACGATTGTGATGATACCTTCTGGGCGGTACTTCTTGACACCATAACGAGCAGTTGTGACATACTCGTGACGTTGGTAGTCTTTGTTGTACTCGTAGTCAACCTCAGGCATTTGACGCCATGCACCAACGAACGGGTTGGAGCCAGCATCGGCTGAGAAGAACAAGTTAGCAACACCGTTGTTTACTGAGAAGTCGTTTGCTGTTGAACCATCTTTTTCAAGAAGTGCTGAGTCAGAAACTGTGTTCTTCAAGTAGTTCGATGTGTATACGTCGAAGCCGTAGACGTTAGCTACGAAACGCATACCTGTCGCAATACCTTCACGAACAATACCTTCCCACTGAGGGTTGTTAGATACGTTGACAAGGTTTGTCAAAGTATTCAACTGGTACTCAACGGATGGATCAACGATTGCAACCAAGCTACGGTCAGCAACTTTAGACTTCTTCAATGCGTAACGAGCAAATGCGAAGTCAGCAAGTTCTAGTTTACCGCCGTTACCACCTGAGATACGGTGAGCAACACCATTGGTTGTTTCCGCTGAGTTAGCCGATACGCCAACTTCTGGAGCAGCCATAGTGGTTGACTCAAAGTGTTCCATGATTGCACGAGCTTGCTCAGGTACGAAACGTGCCTCAAGTTGTGCTGAGTAGAACGAGTCTTGCGCAGCCTTCTTGGTGATGTATGAACCTGATTGCAAGTATTTATCAATCGTGAATTGGAACTCAGCTGTATCTAGTGGATCATATGTTACAGCTGAATCTTCGGTGTAGGTGTTTACAACTGTTTCACCGATTGTTGGGATAGTGAATGTGTCACCATCTGGGAAGCCATCCAACATACGAACGACGGACTGTGCCATCATTTCGTCACGAAGGATTTCTTTTAGTTCCGAGGAGTAAACCTCGGCACGAATCAAACGCTGCATATCAGCGTTAGAGGAAATCATACCAGCCATTTGCTAGTCCTTTCTTAAGTGTTTCCGAACTTGTCACCCATTTGCATTCGGTCTTGAATCATTTGTTGTTGGACCTTGGGTGAGTAGTATTGGTTAGGGTTTTCTCGACGTAAGTTCTGGTAGTAATTCCAGTTACGTACATTCGAGGCTTGCATGTTTACACCTTCGGTACGGACAGAACCTTGAACCATAGGGTTGAAGGATTTCTGTGGTTGACCAATAAGAGAGAAGAAAGCGGTGGGTGACTCAGCTGCAATATCACGCAAGCGTTCCATTGACATACCTAGTTCCCGTGCCTTCTCTTGGACTTTAGCAGCTGCTTCGGTACCAAAAGATTTCTGTAACTCTTGATCTACTTGTGTCAAGTTCTGTTTAATGACAGAATCTCGTTCACGTTTGACCAGTGTTTTTTCAACAAGGCTTTCCAAGTCGTTCTCACTAAGACTCGCAGTGGTGTTCTGTGTCTCCGTGCTACCATTATTATTGGGCGTTGCAGTTCCTACTGTGGTAGTTCCAGTAGCCTTGTTCTGCAACTGTTCAAGAAGCTGCGCTTGATAGTCTTGCTTCTTCATATCCTCTCGTAGAGTAGCTAGCTGATCTTCTAGATTTTTAATGTAGCCATCTGCTTCGAGTTTACCTTTAGCTAAGACTTCAGGATCTTTCCAGTTCTCTCCCTTCGCCTCTACGAGTTTCTGCAAGTAAGATTCCTGTGGTGCGGTTTCTAGCTGCGTCTGCTCTGTCAACTGCTCGGGCTGTTCGGTTGCAGCCAAGTCAGAAAATACCATAATTTTATTCCTTGTCCAGATTGATGATATCAAGCACTTGGTTTAGTGCTCGGTTATACCCGATGCGATCAGCCTGTTTATAGGCCCACGACGGGCTGTCATAATCAGTTGACGATGGGGTTTCCTTGAGTAATGACTCAAGAATACTTTCGAGGCGAAGGAGACTTTCTCGGTTAGACATAATTAGTTGTCTGACCTTTTCTTTATCCTCTTTCGTCTTACATTGTTTAAACCATTGGGCCTTCATTAAACACCCATTTCTTGTTTCATTGCTAACATCTCTTGGTTCTGCATCTCTGCTTCTTGGACTTCTTGTTGTGTCTCAAGTTGTTCAGCAACCGCAATGTTCTCTGAGAACAAAGTAGGTTCGCCAAGTTCTTCCGCAAGAATACGAGCAAATTCTTTACCCGACATGTGTGCAGCAACGCTAGGGTCTGACAGTTTAATCTGATATAGCTGTGTAAGGCTTTGTACTCGACGCGCACGTTCTGCAAAGTGACGGGCACCTATAGGAACAATCTTACCGTTAGCTGTGATGTCATCCTTAGTTACTGTTTGGAATATGACAGCATTGGTAGAAGAATCAAATACACGTAGAGTATCCGCTACGTTCATTTTACGACGAGATATCTCAAACATAGCATTCAGGACAGGCTCTAAGAACACACGTTCAAAGTGAGCAGTCTTATGTTCAAAGATACGAGAGGCAGCATTCTGGAGTGTCTGTACCTCAAAGGCTGTCTTCTCACCTGCAGTACGGATACCCATAGCCTGACGAGGTGCCCCTGCCATCTCTTCCATCTTGTCTTCTAGTAGACGGATCTGCATGTCAGCGTTTAATGCTGTAGCGTCTGGGGCTAGATAACCTACATCGCCTTCGTCACCCATGTAGATACGTGTAGCTGGGGCAAAGTCAAAGTCTTCTACGTCACCACGGATCTTAAGAATTGGATATGCAATCTGGTCGAATACGGCAGCCTTAAGGATTTCCAAATGGTCAATGCGGTACTGCATACCTACAAGATTATCAAGAGGACCCATAGCGTATAGGTTGTCAGGGCGTGGCCTCCAACCTGCGTGGAAGATAGGCGCATGACCTAAGTAGCTTGGGTTTTCTTCATTAGATAAAACATAAGCACGATCAACTATTGTAATGATACGGTCTTTAAATAACTGGTCTGACGCTTCATCATAGTAATCACCGTAGAACGTAAGGATCTCTACATAGTTAGACTCGTAGTATTGTTGGATGGAAGTAAACCCATCTGCAACATAACCCTCTGATTTATCCTGACGCTCTGAGCTACGTACAGCTGCACGAGCTTCTGTCATTTTGCTAAAGACATCCTTCATGTATTCTTTAGAAGGATCCTCTTCAACCATCTTTTTAATTTCACCTAATGTTTTAATTGATCGTATGATCTTAGGTGTCTTTTCAAATGATGAGGCTGTAGGATTAAAACAAATGTCATATGGTGAGATACGTACAAGACGAGGACCTACGTAGTTAATTACAAGGTTGTCGTTTTCTTTAACATTGTAATTCTCTTCCCAAACAACAGTAGCAAAACAGTTACCGTATTGAATATAGTCATAAAGAATATCAGACGCTGTATTGACAAAAGAAGATTGAGCTACTTTGTTTTCCATGTAGGCTTGAATAGCGTCACGCTTAAACTTTACGTTGTCCTCTCGTGACTTTGCTTCAAACTTAAACCAAGTTTTTTGTGGAAACAATGTAGCAAAATAGTTTGCATGAAGGTTGTCCATAATCTGAGTAAGCTTTGGTGTAGTCGTACTGTTGGACCAAGGAAGCATAGCGTTCTTAGTAGTACGTGTGTCCGTCGCATAAAGATAGTTGCGAAGTTCTTTCCACTCTTCTACTTTCTTATCACGAAAGCTTGACCACTCACGCCAGCGGTCAGCAATCTGAACAGCAATGCTGTCTGATTCAATTACATTATCTAAGTCGATTGTCTCACCAGCCATTAACCAGCACCTCTAAATCTATTATTAGCCCACACAATGTTTTGGCTACTACCCCTTTTTACATTACGTGCAGGTTTGACAGCCATGTCTACTACAGAAGCTAGAGCATCAATCACATCATCGTGTGGTGGATTACGGGACCCTAGTTCTTCCTCTAGTATTTGAGTATTACCACCACGGTAGTGCCAGATACTTAAGTTATCATAGCGTGGTTCTAAGACAGATGAGATACGTTCTTGCTTATTACCGTGGTTTTTATTTGGACGGAACTCGTCGATACTTATGGCAAGTCCGTGTTGTTTGATAAGTTCTTTAAGTTGCTTGACGATTGCCATTTGTGCAACTGTTGTTTCAGCCCTGAGCTTTCGGAAGGACCACTTGTTAGAGAGGTGGAGGATGTGCTCAAAGTAATCAGAGATTCGGTCAGTCCTGAATCTGTCGATGTCCAAGACGTATATGTTGTTTTCTGAGTCAATGCCTATCACCACTATAGCTGTGTAGTCAGCACGTTTACCTAAGCTAAATGCGAAGTCAACAGCTGCGAATACATTTAGACGACGATCCTTGTAGAACAGATACCCGTTGTCTTCCCTTACGTGTTTCTGTTCGTAGTATTGGAACTTATCGGATGACACAGGTACGTTGTCTGGGTCAGATGGATCGTTGTAGTACTGTGCTCTAAACTGCCCTTTGTCTAAGTACTGACCACGTTTCTTTGCTAGGATCTTCATGTCAAAGCCGAACCACTTACCGTCCTTGCGTTGACTACGAGGCCATAACATCTGACCTGTACCGTCACCCCTGTCTTCTACTGGCTTTTCGAAGATCTCGTAGATGTTGTCTTCACCAATCTTCTCACCCTTGTCATCATATAGATCCTCTGTCATTTGAAGAAGATCGTTATACAAGTCAGCTGGATGGTAACGTGTACCTACGACCCACTCTTTCGCTTCAGCCCCTTCAATAGACGAGAGAAGAGAGTATTGGCTTTTGACTTTATTACGTCCTTCGCCTGTGTAAGCATTCTCGTACACAACGACATCATCCAAGACAGCAATGTCGCAGTGAAGTCCTGTAAGTGACGTAGTAAGACCACCAGTGAAGATCGAAGGATCTCTAACATTTTCTTTTTTCCTTAAAGGATGGTCTAACATAATCTCTGAGTTAGTCCATCGAGTTCGTTTACCTTCGTCAGCATGGACATGGTCAGGCCAGTACCGACGGAATGTATCAGATGTGAGAATACCCTTGACAAAACCTAATTGCTTCTCAGCTAGGTTAGCTGTAGCAGATATGTATAGTATACGCAATGTTGGGTTCTTTGTCAATTCCCAAGCGACACGATATGCAATTAATCTTGACTTACCGTGGTCACGAGGGAACAGTAGTAGCTGATGAGACTTAGCACCCTCACGTGTCCACCAGTTACAGACATCCTCATGGCATTGCCCTAGGACTTGTTCAGGTGCTACAAGCTTAATGAAAGTAACTAAGTCACTCTCAGCTGCGTGACGTATTTGCTCTAGGGTAGCCAAGGTTTACTCGGGCCAGTCTGCTATGGGTGCATTCCCCGTTGGGTTTCCATCTGCATCCGTAGGCGCATCGAACAACGCCATGAATGCGGTGTGATCTGCGGCAGCATCAATAGCCGCCTCTATTGTGTTTGACGCTGTGCGGATAGCTGCACGGGCTGTCAGAACATTTGCGGGGACAGTGTAATCGGCAACCTCAGATGCCTTGATAACCATCCAATCTGTGGGCTGTAGCAACCCACCTGCCTGTGCTTTGATCGTGGATTTCCACTGTGACTTTAGGCCAAGAGTGACAACCTGATTACCGTCCTCGTCCAAGACAGGGTTGTTGTCTACGTCCACCTCGTTCACATCGTCCAATGCTTTAGGTGTATTGGCATCCCAATAGAACCGACTGTCATATGTTGATGCATCAGCTTCCCAAGTCAGACCAGCCGCAGCTTTGTCTGCCTCTGACCATGTGGCCCAGTTGCTAGGGTGCGTAATACCATCGTTGTTCGTCCAAGACTTTCCATCTCTGAGGTCCGTGCCGCTTTAGTTCCATTGTATGTTGGCCTCCAGTCTTGCGTTACGGTAGTTGTATGGGTTCTCGGCAAATGCCATGTAGATGTATGTGCCGCCTGATGC